ATGTATATCGTAATGTCAAATTATCCTGATGCTATTCCATTTCTTAATCTCCCTTCTCTGTTGAAGCGAAGGGAGATTAAATTTTATATATATAACATATTTGCATGTCTTTTTTTGACTTCGGTTGCATATCCTTCCCAGGAAGCGGCTCTTCCTTCTGCCATGTCTCAGGCATCTTCTTGTTCTAGTATTGCGCAGATAGATTCAATAAAAAAGTCGGCTCAACAGGGAGATGCTAAAGCCCAGTGTAATCTTGGAATCATGTATTCACAAGGACAGGGGATTACAAAAGATGATAGGGAAGCATTCAAGTGGCTTTCAAAAGCTGCGGAGCAACAATATGCTCCGGCTCAACTTGAGCTTGGCGTGTTGTATTCTCAAGGTCGAGGGATTAAAGAAGACTTGAGAAAAGCATTTGAATTGTTTTTTTCTGCGGCCCAGCAACAATGTGCTCCGGCTCAGTACAATCTGGGCGCTTTTTATGAAAAAGGAACAGGAGTGGAGCAAAATTGGAAAGAAGCCGTGAAATGGTATACTGCTGCGGCCCTGCAGCAGTTTGCTCCAGCGCAACACAATCTTGGAGTATTGTATGCGCAAGGTCAGGGCGTTGAACAGGATTGGCGGGAAGCTTTCAAGTTGTTTTCTGCTGCGGCTAGGCAACAATATGCTCCGTCCCAAAATAATCTGGGTACTTTGTATGTCCAGGGAAAAGGAGTTGAAAAAGATTTAAAAGAAGCGGTCAAATGGTTTTCCCTTGCGGCTCAACAGGGATTCGCTGATGCCCAAAATAACTTGGGAATGTTGTATTTTCAAGGAAATGGTATTCCCCAAAACGCTCAGGAGGCTGTGAAATGGTTTTCTGCCGCGGCTCAACAAGGGCATGTGGATGCTCAATATAACCTGGCATGGATGTACCAGGAAGGCTCCGGAGTAGAACAGAATGATCAGGAGGCATTCAGATGGTATGGAAGAGCGGCCAGATCAGGGAATGCTAACGCGCAATTTCGATTGGGTGTGCTTTATCAACTAGGAAGGGGAACGGAAGAAAATGAGGCAGAAGCCCGGAAGTGGTTGGAAAAAGCGGCCCAGCAAGGGCATGAGCAAGCCCGGGATTTGCTTAAACTACTTGATAACCCTTTGTAGAGATAATTTTACATAAGCGTCGAATTAGAATATCAATGAGAGATCGGTATCATTTTCATGGTGGATTTTCTTGGAATAAATCAGTAGGATTAGGGACTGTTTCCCTGTCTCTCCATGAATATGCCTCTTCATTGCTTGCTGCTCCAGACGCCGGGAGAACTCCTGGAAGGTGAAAAAGACTTCCTCCGGCTGGGGTATGCCGTGGAAGCCTTTCCTTTCATGTAGGACGCCTCCTGCCTGGATGATGCGGAACCGGAAGAACTTCCGCTGCATGCCTATGCCCCCGGCTGGCGCCATGGCGACCTGCCGGAGGTCCGATCCCGCCGTGCTTCTCTGGTCCGGATGCTTGCCGATCCCCGCTGGCAGAAGGAGGATCATGCCCGACAATGAACCGGCACAAGTCCGCAGGAACATTCGCCAGACGCAGAACAGTAACTGCCGTTGCGCGCAGACTGTGGAAACTCAGAGGTGCAAGTCTCCGCCTGTTTCCTTTCGCTGCTGGAGGATTCTTTTCAATGTATCCGAATTTCTTCAGCAGAGCGTTGAATTCGATGGAAAGTTTGCTCGACGTATGATCCGCCTGCGCGTGACGCATTGCCGCTACCGGAAATACGTAATCGCTCGCACGGTTGGCAAGTCGTCTGTCCAGCACTTCCTTCAAAGGCAAGATGATGGGGTTGTTCATGTGTCTCTTGGTTTTTTGGGCCGTCATCGAAATGATTCCACCCTCCATGTCAATTTGTTTCCATTGGAGGGTAGCGATGTCGCCCAAACGCTGGCCTCCCGTATAAAGGCAGACGCGTATCATGTCGGGCCATTCCTCCGGCAGGATTTCGGTCAATCGTTGAGCTTCCTCGACTGTGAAAGCGCGCCTTTCGGTAGCATCGGCACGGTTGATCTTGCTGGGACGCACCCCCTTGAAAGGATTGTACGGAAAGAGCCGTTCGTTGACTGCCTGTTGAAAGGCTGCATTCAAACCGTATAGGTAAATGCTTACCGTCTTGGAACTCAGCAATTCCAAATATTTTTCCATGAACCTTTGCGCCTGGGCCTCCGTCACCGTGTCCAGGGGCATTTCCTGTTTGGGTCCCAGAAAGTCGAGAAAACACCGGATAGCCTTCCCGTAACGAAGATTGGCGCGTCAGTTGGGGCGGGTTGCCAGCCATTGATGCAGATAATCCTTGTCGCTGGGCATGTATTTTTTGTTTCGCAGGACGGACTTGGCCTTGTTCCCGGCGAGTGAAACGATAACATCGGCATTTAGAAGTGCCCCTTTTGCTTCCTTCTCCAGCTCTTCTGCGATGATGCGCGCCTGAAGTTCAGCTTCTTTCATGGCGGCGTTCTTCAATTTGCCTGGAGTAACCAAGGGAGTGATCTTGATGCCGGTGGTACGAACCTTGAGTTTGTCTCCAACTCGGAAGCAGGCGTACCATGTGTCTTTTCTTTTGATAATTCCAGCCATAATGTTGTGGTGTTAGCGGTTTTGAATCTGCTATGCACCGGAAAGTCGATGTATAGCACAGTGCATAACAAAACCATGTAATAGGACTGAATATCACACAATCTGCTACCAAGGGAGGCCTTGTAAAATGAGGGGTTTACAATAAACCCGAAGGCAAAAAATGGAGCGGATGATGGGTTTGTGATAAATTACAATCAGATATTTACGCCAATCTGTAACACTTTTGTAATGCCTGTATGACAAAAAAGATGCCTGCCGGGATGCTTCGATTTCAATAACCCTTCCGCGAATTGTCAAATCTACAACTGAATTGACACTCGGCAACTTGCAAAAGTCCTGTCCATGCCTCCTGATGGAGACATGCCAAATAATTACACCCTTCCCATCTCCGATCTTTATCAGGAGACTTACGACAACCAGTGGCAGGAGCAGATCCAGCAGGCTACTTCCCGCTTGGAACGCTTCTGCGTGATCAAGTCCGGCCTGACGGGCAAGCTTCAGGAGTTCAGCTTCGTGGGCACCACGGAATTGGACGAGAAGCAGGGGCGCATGCAGGACATTGTTCTGGATGAACTTGACTACTTCAAGCGCCGGATGCTTCCGGTGAGCTTCTCCAAGCACCTGGGCTACGATGAAGACGACGACATTTTCCTGCATGGTCTGGATGCCCCCGTCACCCAAACCATCAATGCCCTCAAGTATGCCGCGGCCCGCAAGATGGACGACGTACTGTTCGGCCTGAAAAAGCAGGGCGGCCTTTACGTTCCCTCCAAGGGCGGCATTTTCGGAACGGCGTTTGCCGGCAACGACGGCATGGACAAGCTGGAACTGCTGGCTGAAAATGTCGTGCCTGTCAACCACACCGGAAGCACGGCCAAGGAATGCCCGATGACGATTGAAAAGCTCAACCGGGGCATTACGCTCTTGCAGGAGAACGGTATCCTCGACGACGCTTCCAACGCCTACGGCGACCAGGTGTGCTGCGCCATCACTCCCCGCATGCGTGAAGCCCTGATCAATGACGAGCGCCTGCAGAAGACCGATTTCGGCTTTGCATCCCTTCGCAAGACCAACGGCGCCCTGGACCCCATCATGGGCATTCAGTTCGTCATTGCTCCCAATCTGCCGATTGACGAGGAAGGAAACATCATCTGCCCCATGTGGATGAAGAATTCCCTGTATTTCGGCTCCTGGAAGCAGAACAAGGTGACGGTGGAGAAGCGAACCGACAAGGAAGATACCATTCAGATCGGCCTCAAGACCATCATGGGGTCCACTCGCATGCGCGAAGAAGCCTTCCTGCAGATCAAGTGCAAGCCCCTTGTTTAAAACATTCAATCCTACATTAAATCATCATGGCAACGTATCAAACAACCATTGCTGAAAAACAGCTCGCCCTGGCGGACCGCATCGGTCTGCCAACAGTTCCGCAGCTTGCGGCCATCCATACCAGAGCCGGGGTCCATGTGGCTACGGCGGAATTCACGATGCCCGCATCCGTGGCGGCCGATGACCTGATCGCCATCTGCAATGTTCCCTGCGGCGCCCGCGTGCTCCCCCAGCTTTCCCACATTATTTCCGAAGGTGTGGGGACGCTGCAGCTGACCGTAGGCACGCAGGACATGGCGGATGCTTATTCCGCCTCCCTGACCGTAACCGCGGCCGGAACCTACCAGCTGACGAAGGGTTCCCTGGCGGTTTCCGGCAAGCCGATGGATTCCACGACGATGCTTTATGCGAAGGTGGGCGGCACGCCGGCAGTAACCGCCGGCAAGAAGCTTGTCTTTGCCATTGCCTACGGCATTCAGTAATTCTTCCTCGTTGGTTTGTCCATAGGGCCGTCCCTGCAAGGGGGCGGCCCTTTTTCGCTCTCCCCGGCAAAAAGTAGTGACACTCGGCAACTTGCGCCAGCTTTCACCCTCCATTTATATTGGAAGGCAAATGAAGAGGATTTCCTTCAACGGGGGCGAGGTTTCGCCTGGGATTGCCGCGCGTCCGGATTTGGATGTATATCATCGGGGGGCGTCGGTATTGGAGAATGTGGATGTCTCCCAAACGGGTGGAGTTTCCCGCCGGCACGGCATGAAGAGGGTGATGGCCGCGCTGGAAGGGTCCATGATGGTGTCCTACGTGTATTCCGCCAGTGATCGTTATCTTGTCGAGGTAAGTCCAGCCCTGCTCCGCGTCTTGTCCGTCGATGGCGATGTGGTGGCTTCCCTTCCTTCCGTTTGGACGGCGGCCGACATTGCATCTCTGCGGCACAAGCAGGTCAACAGCATGCTGTTTCTGGCTTGTCCCTCACACGAGCTCATGGTCCTCAAGCGGGATGACGACGGCACGTTTTCCCTGGCTCCCTATGAGTTTAAGGCCCGCCCCTGGCGGTATGAGGAGTACCGGGATTTCCCGGTTCGGCTGACGCTGGATGACGGATGCTACAGGATTTCTTTCGGTGATCATTCCGAGGATCCCGATGCCGTCACCAACGAAGGGGACGTGATGCGCATCCAGGTGACGGTGCCCCAGCAGACCGGGTACAGTACAGGGGAGGTCATCCGCCAGGGCTGGGTGATTGCCAAGGCTTTTACCACGGCCAGTGCCTTCACCGCCGGCAAGAAGCTGTGCGTGAATGAGGGGAGTTACTGGTCCTGGTGGACATGCGACAAGGATTTCAACGGGGCAACCCACTACGTGGACGGCCTCACCTCTCCGGCGGATTACCCGGACCATTTCCACAAGGGTGTCATTTGCCATTCCAACACGATTACCTGCAAGGGCGCGTGGAAGTTCTGGTGCAATAAAGAATGGTACGGAACCTACGCTATAGAGCGCCGCTATCCGGAAGAGGACTGGCAGCTGCTCGGTTCCTCCACTTCCAGGATTGGAGCGGCATCCAATTTACAGATTACCGGGGACGAGGCGGGCGAAGAATGCTACCTGCGCCTGATGCTCTATGAGTCCCAGCTTTCCAACGCTTCAGACCCCAGCCAGGGGTTCCCCGCTGACGCCTGCGGCAATAAGCTGGTGGTGGACGCCTACCGCAAGGACGTGGTGCTGCAGCTGCGTTCCGGCGCCCGTCCGGCCACCGTGCAGCGGTTCACGATTCCGGCAACTCCGACGCTGCGGCATTACCTGACAAGTACGGCATCCTCCATCAAGGCAAGCCGCGTGTGGGTGGATGATGTGGAGATGACGGGAGCTTCCGCCGTGCTGACGCTTGGCAAGGCCGGCATTGATGTGACGCCCAGGGGGATTCCTGCGGATGATCTCGCCGACGGGCAGACGGTCCGCTTTGGGTGGACGGAGCCACGCAAGACCGGGCGCATTGCCCTGGACGCCCGCGGGATGCGGACAGTTTATCTTCCTGCAGGGGCACGGTTTGACGTGAACCTGGGGGTGGACCTCTACAACCGGGGCCGCGGCGCAGTGGTAAGGCTGACGGCTTATTCCGCTGCGGATGTGCAGTACACGACGTTGTGGGAGAGCAAGACAGATGTCTACACCACCCCGGCAAGCGGGTTTTACACGCTGCGAATTGTCCTCAACAAGGACAGTACCCTGGAGGCTGCCGAGTGCCAGGCCGAGCTTGCCGGGGTGGCTTCCGGCGTCGTCAAGCCGGAGGTCCAGGAGGATGCGCCCGCTCCGGCCTCCGTGTCCACCTGCGACGTGCTGCGCTTTTCTCTGCCCCTGGAGCCTACCGCCAAGGCTCATTTTTCCAAGTCCGGGGTGCCCACCATCAAGGCGCTGGTGATGGATCAGGGCCGCTGGACGTTCCAAGGTTCTGTCCTCGTAGATGGAGATAACCTGGTCATCAAACCCAAGGGGCTGACGATGGACGATTTGGTCAAGGGCCAGTCTGTCCGCGTCGAGTGGGATGTGGCCGCCGAGAATTTTTCCATCGGAGCCAACCAGCAGACCGGCTCCCGATGGGTGACCCGGTTCCTTCCGGCAGGGACAGTTGTCAATTTGAAAGGGTACATCTGGATGTACGCCGGCCAGCGCAACGAGCAGGCCGCCATGGTCGGTAAGTATTTAAGTTGGACCCCCAACAGCGGTTCTCACAGCATTTCCACGCACACGACTCTTGCCGGTTCCTGGACGGTTCCGGAGGATGGGTTCTATTTGATCTACCTGCCTTTTGTCAATGCGTTTTCCAACGTTGTTCAGTGGCCGGCGGCTTCTGCGGCGATTCCTGCTTGTGTAGGACACTTGGAGGGAGAGGTAACGGACTTGACGGCCTCCGCGGAGTATTCCTTGTGGGACAATGTGTCCACGATTCCGGAGGGCGTCCCCCCGTCCGGGGAGTCCCTGATGTGGAGTTTTGCCGCGTTCCGGGACGTCTACGGGTTCCCTTCTCTGGTGGATGTGTTCCAGCAGCGCCTGGTGCTGGCCGCCACGCAGGCCCAGCCGCAGACGGTGTGGTTGAGCAAGACCGATGACCTCAATAATTTCGAGGTGGGCAAACAGGATGATTCCGCGCTGGCTTTGACGCTTTCCACAACGACGCAGAACCGGATTTGCTGGCTGATGGCACAGTCCAGCCGGCTATTGCTGGGGACGGCAGATGCCGAGTGGGCTGTTTCCGGCGGCCAGGGTGTGATGACTTCCACCAACGCGCGGGCGGATAATCACGGTTATGTGGGATCCTCCGACGTGCCGGCCCTGATGGCAACCGACAAAGTTCTTTATATTGAGCGTGGTGGCGGCAGGGCCTATCAGTACGGGTACGATTACGAAAGCGACGGGTACGTTTCCCGCGACGTGACGGTGTTTGCCGATCATGTGCTGGCCCAGGGCGGCGGCGTTACTTCCGGAGATTTCATGAGAAAGCCCCATCCGCGCGCCGTGATGACCCTGGCGGACGGCACGATGGCTTTGATGACCTACAATTCCATGCACCAGGTCCACGCCTGGCACCGGCACAGGACCGAAGGCAGGATGTCCAACGCCGTGGTGCTGCCCAATGGAACCGGGGAGGATTTGCTGTTCGTGTTCGTAGAGCGTGAGGATGGCCGGTTTATTGAGGTGTTTGACCCGGACGGTCCATTCGTGGATGCAGGGCGCTGGGATTTCACATCTACCGTAGTGACGAATGCTCTGGATGTGGTGGAGTCCATGGGCAAGGACAGGCAGGCTGCTGCCGTGCGCGTGTTTTTTGCCTACGACACGGCCCCGTCAGGCATTGAGGTTTCCAATAATGGTTCCACCTGGGACCGGCTGGGCAAGACCAGGACGATGGAACGCGGATGGCATGAATTGCTTCCCGCTTCCCTGTGGAAGCGCGGCGTGCAGTTTGGCATCCGGGTTTCCGGGGACCGCCCCCTTGAGTTTTTAGCTATTGATACGCAATGACAGAGCCTGTTGAGACAAGACCTGACTGGAAGGAGCTGCTGGCCGACCGGTGGTGGAGGCTGAATCATCTTTACTGGATTGAGGACAAGGACGGGCAGATGGTGCGCTTCCGCCCGAACTGGGCCCAGGAGGAGCTTTTCAATAACCTCTGGTATCGCAATACTATCCTGAAGGTGCGCCAGCTGGGGATTTCCACGTTTTGCGCCATTTACATGCTGGACCTTTGCCTGTTCGGAAAGAACCAGCATTGCGGGATTATCGACAAGACGCTTCCGGATGGACAGGCAAAGCTGCGCAAGATCGCTTTCGCGTATGAGCATCTGGATTATTTGCCGGATAATCCGACGATGGAAGACCGGGCATTGGCTGCCTTGGGAAAGAAAATCAAGGAGAGCTGCCCGCTGGTGGAGAGCCGGACCCAGCGCATGGCCTGGTCTACGAACGGCTCCGTGGATGTGGGTACGAACCTGCGCGGTTCCACCCTCCAGTTCCTTCACATTTCCGAGTTTTCCTATACGGCCCTGCACGATCCGGCCCGGGCGAAGAAGATTCGGACAGGGGCTTTGAATGCCGTCGGGAAGAATAGCGTGGTGGTGATGGAGTCCACCCACGAGGGTGGCAAGGCTGGACTGGCCTACCAGTTGATGGAACAGGCCATGGAGGTGGTGGGCAAGCCTCTTTCCAGCCTGGATTTCAGGTTTTTCTTTTTCTCCTGGCTCCAGCATCGGGAGTATTCCCTGGACGGGGTGGAGCCGAGGCTGGACGATTTTTTGAGGGAGTATTTTGCCGATTTAAAGAAGCGCTACGGCATTGAGTTGACCGAGGGGCAGAAGGCTTGGTATGCCACCCAGTACAGGGCCAACGGGCCGGAGGTGAAGCAGGAGTTTCCGACGGTTCCGGAAGAAGCCCTTCAGACTTCCGTGGAGGGCGCCATTTACGGCAGGTGGATTTCCACCCTCCGGGCCGAGGGGAGGGTAGCCGCCGAGTTTGAAGCGGATGATGTGGCCCCGATTTATGCTTCCTGGGATTTGGGATTGAGCGATTTCATGGCTATTTGGCTCTGGCAGGTGATTGGCGGGAAGTATTACGTGCTGGATTACATTGCCGGGAATAACCAGGCGATTGATTATTACGTGGGGCAGATACGGATGAGGGAGAAGGAGTACGGCCCCATTACCCTGCACCTGCTTCCCCATGATGCGTCCAGGCGGGATTATTCCAAGACTTCCTTTGATGCCGTGCTGCAGAAGGCGGGGTTCCGCACGGCAATCGTGCCGCGTACGTCCGATATATGGACCGGGATTAACGCCCTGCGCAATATGCTGCGCTACTGCACGTTCCACGAGCGGTGCAGCCGGCGCCCGGAGATCGACGGGCAGAAGTATCCTTCCGGGATAGGTTCCCTGGAGTATTACCGCAGCCTGCCGCCGGGTTCCAACGGGTGCGTGAGGGAGATGCCGTTGCATGACGCCTGCTCCCACGGCGCGGATGCAGCCAGGACGTTTGCCGAAGCGGTGAGCCACGGGATGGTTTCCGGACATGCCGGGGTGGCGGAGAAGGTGAGGAGGCCGCATAAACGCCCTGATGCTCTGAGGGGAATGCTTTATTGAGAGAAGGGTTACTTCTTTCTGGTTCGAAATACGCTTTTAGGCAATCGCTCTGGTTTACAAAAGAAGCATTTACAGTATTTTCTGCTCGTGTAGTGCCTTACTCCAACCAAATCCGAACCAACACGATCTATTCTGGATAATAAAGGCTTTAGAAGAGCGTCTTCTCCAGTTTCTGCGTATCGTTTTAACGCATAAGCACACAAGTCAGCGATTTGCACCATACCTGTCAGGGTGCTGTCGACAAAGAGAGGTGTTTCTATGATATGATGAACTCCTGCCAGGAAGGTTCCTTTTTTATGGTAGGAATTCATGTTTTTCGTGTGTTGCTGAGCCACACTTGGGTTGTTGTCATGGATAATGAGTCCACGACGTTTACCCCTTCCGTCGTCCCTGTTTGAGATGCTTTTCAGGTATTTTTCTATACGAATAACTATTTGCTCAAATGACTGTGTTTTAGGAGTCAGGGCGGGCTTTCTCGGAGTGTATTCGTTTTTATCAATTATTTCAGCAAATATTCTGGCAGACGACCATTTCCCAACCATGCAGGATAATTCCTGAAGAAACCTCTGTCGCTCATAGTAAGTAAGGTGTATATAGGATTCCGTTTGAGAATAGTTCTTTTTATATTGCTTGTAGTCCTTTCCTTCAGATTTGCGTTTTTGAATGATTTTTTCACGCATAACTGTGACAGCTTCTCTTCTTTCTGCCGGTGTCATTTTCTCAAAATCCGCTATTTCCTCCTGCTCCTGGTAGTGGCGAACCATCCACCCGACATGGATCTCAGCTTCCGAAAGGCTGTAACTGGTCTTTAGTTGATTGATTTGCTTATCACATTTTGTCCATTTATCCACCGGAATGCCGATGGCAGCCAATACAAAATGATCGGAAACTCCCGGTATTTCCGGTGTTCCGGATTCATCAACGTAAAAGAGGAACATTGTTCTGAGAGATTTTTTAAGGACTGTAATTTTACAAAAAAAAAAGCGACCAGGGTGGCCTGCCTAAGCAGGCGGCGAGTCGAACCGACTCTTCCCGGACGCACATTTATTTATACATACCAATTAGTTTTTGTCAACTATTCTACTCGGGTGTATGACGCGCGCATGAGATGCCTGTAAATCACCTCCGGCAAAAAGTAGTGACACTCGGCAACTTGAACGAAGTGCGCCCTCATGCGATTTTTGAGGGATGGACAAGCTGACGTTTTTTTCACAGTGCCTTTCCCTGCTGGGGGAACAGGAGTATGTGCTTGATTCTCCTGCGGCCAGAACGTGCGATTTGTGGTTTCCCTCCGTGATGATGGAGGCTGTGTCTTACGGGCCGTGGTCGTTTGCCACAAAGGAGTCCGTGCTGGAGTGCCCGGAGGGAAACGGACGGTTCCCCCTGCCGGAGGATTGCTTGAAGCTGCTGAATGTGGAGGCTAGGCATTGGCGCATGGCTGGCCGCACGGTGGTTTGCGAGGAATGCCCCTCCCGCCTGCAGGTGCGGTTTCTTTCCAACGATCTGGCCCTGGCGGAGATGCTGCCGGATAATGCCCCCTTGTTTGTGGAGGCGGTGAAGTGCCTGCTGGCCGCCAAGATGGCTACGACGGTGACGGGCAAGCCGCAGAATGTGGGCGTGTTCCTGGATTTGTACAGGCGCTACATTGCCGACGCCCTGCACCACGACGTGAGCCAGCGGGGAAGCAATGACCAGCATCCCCTGAAGGATATTTTAAAACGTTCCATTTTATAGGGTTATGGGAAGCATTGGTTCATACGCGACGAATAAGGGCAACGCGAAGAGCGCCCTGGCGCAGGGACGTGCGGCGAGGGATGCCGCTTACGTGAACGCAGCCAATACGGAGGCGGAGTCCGCTTCCGCCCTGAGACTGGCCGCCGAGAATATGGCTACGGCCAGGCGCAACCAGACGGCCGCCACGGCATCCGTGCGCGCCTCTCGCGGGGCGTCCGGCCTGACGACGGAGGGAAGCGGGCTGCAGGCGGAGCTTACGACCGCAGAGATTTTGGAGAAGCAGATTTCCGATATGTCCCTGGGGGCGGCTATCAATGACCAGAACAAGCGCCATGAGGCGGCCATGCAGCGCTGGGAGGGAGACGCCACGTTAGTGAGCGCGCAGAACCAGGCGGCGGCTTACAGGTCCGCGGCGAATGGAGCCCTGGTTTCCACGGGGATTCAGGCGGTGGGCGCGCTGGCCGGAGGCATTGGCGCCGGGCTGGGGGCGTTTGGTTCCACGACAGCCGCACAGGGGGCTTTTGCCGGGTTCAACCTGGGAGGGCTGGCCGGCAGCGTGTTTCCCGGTTCCACGGCAGACCCGCGCCTGGGCATGATGGAGCTGGGGTCTTGGGCGGCCAGTCCGGCCAAGAGTGATTTCAGTTTTTATAACTATACACAGAAGTGGAATCCTTACCGGAGCATGGGATTATGAATGCGTTTGATGCGACCGTGACCGCTTATGCGGAGGTGGGCCGGGATTTGTGGACGGACGTGAAAGATTGCGCTTCCCTGGGGCTGGCATTTGTTTCCCCGGATGAAGTGTGCCTGGCCCTGCCTGCCGACCAGCTGGGCGAGTTGAGTTTCCCTCCCGAAGAGGTGCCCCCGCTTCCGGAAGGGTGCCTGTTTGTATGGTGGGCCGCCGGGAAGCCGCGGGAACTGGCCCGCCTGGCTCGGCAGTTTGCCAGTAGAGGTTTTACGCATGTGGCCTGGCAGCGTTTTTTGCGCGGTCCGCAGGTGCATGTTTTTCCCATTGAACAACTTACCAATAACACGAAACGATGAAAGAGATTCCTTTATACGGAGGGCCGTCCCTGCAGGCGGCCAAGGCAAACCCCGCCACGGCGGCACGAGCCGCCAATGGAGACCAGGGGCAGATGCTGGGGGGTGCCATTCACAAAGCCGAAGAGGGTCTTCAGGGGAGCGCTGAAGCGTTTTCCAGGATTTCTGATTTCGGGGAGATGCAACGGCAGGAGGTAGAGCTACGCCGCATACGGGACGAGTCCGACGCCGAGTTTTCCAAGTTGCTTTCCTACGCTCCAGGGACCAAGGATAGTGTTTTTGATAAGGATGGTTCCATTATCAAGGGACGTCTGGATGATCTGGCTTACAAGTTCGGTCAGCGGATTGAGAGTTTGGGCGGGACGTTTTTCAGTCCGGAGAATGCCATCAAGGCTCGTGGCGTCATGGAGTCCGTGAAGGCGAGTCTGCCGGAACGTTATTGGGGACTGGCGGCCAAGCACCAGTTGAGTGTAGCCCGGCAGGCTTTTGAGACCAATTTGAAGCTGGCCGAAGAGAAGGGAGATTGGGGAGGGTATGAGTCTTCCATTTCAAATGCAGAGCACTCCAGCACCATTTCCCCTGAAAAAGCAGAACTTCTGCGCGTTAAAGGGAGCAAGGTCAGATATGAAAAGCAACAGGAGAATTTAAAGACGGCCTTGTTTTCCAGCGTTTCCGCCGACCCTGTTCATGCAGCGTCTGCCGTCAACAAGGGGCTCTACAATGACCTGAATCCTCTTGACCTGGACCGGGCCAAACGCGAGATACGCCGCCGGCTGGCCGATATAGCTACACCCGCCCCTCTAACCGCAGAGGACCGCCGCAATATTCAGGAGAAGAATATTGACGCCCTGAAAAAACAGCTTCCCAACGGAGCCACCGAACAGATGTGGAAGTGGGCCCGCAATGCTCAAAAGAACGGAGGCCGGATCACGGAACAGGACAAGGTGGAGATACGGGGAGCTTTCAGCATGGAGCTGGATAAACTGCCTGTCCCCAAGGACCGGGATGAGGCAAGGCAGATTGCCACCCGAACCATACAGAAGTGGTCCAAGCTTGGCGCTTATGATGGAAATGAAGAATACATCCGCGCCGTGGTGATGGATAAGCTGGATTCCCGGCTGGATGCCGCCAAGGGAGCCCGCAGGAATGACATTGGGTTGGTGCTGCGCCATATTCCTGATGGCGCCTATATTCCGAACAGGTCCGCGTCTGTTGAGGATGCGTACAAAAAAGGCGACCGGAAAAAGATTCAGGAAAAGGAGGCTGCCAGAAATTTGGTGGAAAGCCAGATTGAGGAACATGTCCGCGTTCAGATGGCATATTGGCGAGAACGGAATCCTGAAGCGAGCATTCATGATGACCGGATGCAGATTTTCCTGCTTGCCGCCGAGAAGGCCAAGGATCTGAACGAATACGATCAGCAGAAGAATTTGAGTATCGTAGAAAAGACCAAGGAGATTTCCCGCGCTTTCGACAGCGAAGCCCATGTAGGAGATACCAGGGAGAGGGAACCGGATTCAGGACAGGATTTCATCGACCGGAAGAACAAGGAGTGGAAGGACTACCAGGAGAAGCAGGTTCCCTACACGCCGCAGGTGGAGGTCGGGAAAGACAGCGCTCCCCTGGCCGTGCCCATGTCCTTTGTGGCTGGCAGGCGCGCCGGGGCCTATGTGCCCAGGGAGATGTACCAGAAGCTTGTCCAGAAGTATGGAAGCCGCCCCTGCCTGAAAGCCACCATGGACCAGTCCAAAGCCTATAATGAGGTTCCGGTGGTAGGGTTTTACGAAGGCCCCAACAGGGGAATTGAGCTTTCCGGCGACGAGTACGGCAACCGCCTGATCATGCTTGCGGGGGACAAGGGGAATGCGACCGTCCGGTTCGCACCCGAAGAGGTGCCCGGCATGATTGAGCCCGGCAACATTGATTTGAGCGCCCGCCCCGTCGTCCGCCATGCCGACGGCTCCATCAGCACGGTGCGTTCCATTTCCGTGGAGATGGACGGGAAGGAGTACCTGATTCCGACTGTTTCCGAGGACGGCAAGGTTCTTTCCGAAGACGATGCCGTGAAGCAGTTCAAGAAGACGGGTAAACACCTGGGCGTGTTCGATACTCCGGAGGATGCCACGGCGTATGCCAGACAGCTTCACGAGGACCAGGAGGGTCTTTATGCTCCGCAGCAGGGGGCAGCCAATGTGCTGAACCAGCCCGTTTCCTCCCCGCAGAAGGCTGCCCAGGTTCTTTCCCCGGCTCTTCAGCAGTACGAGGCCGCCTTCCGGCGGGCCGGGGAGAAGTACGGCGTGGACCCTGATTTGCTGATGGCTATTGCCATCCATGAAACGGGCAACGGAACCAGCTCTGCTTTCCGGAATAAGAAAAACGCCATGGGCGTGAGTCCGAACGGTGGAGGTCCGCGGTCATTTGAGACGGTCGAGGCCGGTATTGACTACATGGCCCGGCAGCTCGCCCGCAATTATCTGGGCCAGGGGCTGACGACGATTGCCGCCATCGGCAAGAAGTACGCCCCGCCCGGAGCGTCCAATGACCCCAGAGGACTGAATTCCCACTGGGTGAAGGGAGTTTCCGAATATTATTTCCAACTTAAAGCTTAACTAATTACTATGTTTGAAACAGACTTTTTCCCACTGGCGCAGGATGCGAAGCATTCCAGATTGCTGCCCGATTCCCTTGACCATTTACAGGAG